CTTTGTAGGTATAGCTAATACGCTTAACCCTACGCCAGTATCTGACGCTCTCGCGCTGTTATCGTTTATTTCTTCTTTGCGAAATAAGAAAAATTTCTCCATTGTACTAAATTACTTTGCAAATATACAACAAATAAAAAAGGCCCCCGAAGGAGCCTTTCTTGTGTTAACGTGTTAAAATTACTCAGTACCGTAAAGCTCAATTAAGAATTTACCAGCATCGTAATCAGCGTCTGTAGCACCTACAGCAACTAGATATAAATATTGATCCGCACTAGGGTACGCAGTTAAAGAATTGAAAGTGTCAACAGTCATTACTCCGTTGTTAACTAATTGAGTTTCTGCTAGAGTGGATATTGCTGCATCTTCAGCCCCTGTCCCCTCTGTAGCAGAGTAAAGATCAATATCAGTGTTTCCAGCATTAGCAGCCTCTAAACAGGTCATAACTCCAGCAAAAACAGTTCCGCTTGCCGCAGCTGTTATCTGACCTATATGACATGGATTAGAAGTCCCGTTCTTGCCAATAATATCACCAGCTCCTGTAGATCGCAAGCCAGTCAAATCAATATAAATAGAAGTCTTAATAATGTTACCATTTTTCTCAATCCAGCTATGGTAGACTTCACCTGTTGCTTCTGTAATACCAACACCAGCGGATAAACCGTTATTGTTAGCACCAGAATCATCTACAGATACAGCGGTAATAGAAGAATTAATGTAGTCGCTATTGACAGAATCTGCAATAACAACAAATTGGTCTTTACTGAAAGCAATAGCCTCTGAAATAGATTTCATTACAGCTTTTTCAGTTCCAGTGTCAACAGTTAAGTCAACCTTAGTAAAAGAGCTAGATGTTCCAAGAACGTGTTCAAATGTTAATTGTACGCTAGTGTCATCTAACTGGTCGATAGCTAAAAGCCTCTCGACAGGGAAGGTCATCGCATTATGCGAACCACCATCAAAGTATAAATATTTTGCAGCCATTTTTTAAAAGTTTATATAGTAAAACAAATCATATATTAATGTAAAAGCGAGGGGAAGACTTTCCTCCCCTCCTTTCACGTGTTAGTCTATTTGGTCTGTGATTGCTACAGCACCACCAGCATATCTAGAAGAAGCGCTAGTAGCGGTAATATCATCAGCAATTACAGTGAACGGATTTTTCGCTGAAGCAGAAAAAAGATCTTCTAGGAACTCTTTTGCTTCTCCTGACGTTATATCAAAAGAAATTGTTCCTTGATCAGAACTTCTATCGTTACTCAGATTATCAAATTGGATGACAAGAGTGTCACCGTCAGTATCAATAACTCCGTTTATTCTATCCGCAGCAATTAAGAGATCTCTTTTTGCTGTTCCTTTTACGTAAAAAAATTTATTTAGTTTACCCATGTTTTCTAGTATTAAGCTCCGTGAGTTACCATAGCGGCAGCACTAAATAATGCAGCTCCACCGCCAAATCCAACATCTTTCACACCGTCGTAAACAACAATAACTGGAGATTTACCATAAGCGATCTCATTTACTAGATCCTCCATGTATGTCTTCATTGTAGTGTCATCGTCAGTTGCAACTGTGAGTGTTATTTTACCAGCTTTAGCAGTAGTGTTTTGCATATCGTCAAAATAAAAATCCAAAGCAGTATCAGATGATTTCTCAATACCTATTAGCCTATCAGCTGGAAAAGCAAGAACCTCTGGGTCATTACCACTATCCAAGTTTTCGGCTTCGTCTTTAAAATATAGAACTTTCTTCATAGTTATTAAGTTTGATCAGAGTTAGTTGTTGCGTTCATACCGTCAGTATCTGAAATAGTACTGGAGATATAATCGGAATTGACGTCATCCGCTACCGTAATAACAGACTTCTTGCTAAAATTGATTGCATCCATAATGTCTCTAATCGCATCTTCAGGATTAGTTACAGTAAGTTCAACAAAGTCATAATACCCTGAATCGTGTCGATCTTGAGGTAAGAAGTAAACAATGAGTTTCGTTGCAGAACCTGCATCATCACTAAATCCAAGAAGATTGTTCACGGGGTAACAAGAGTATACGGTTGCAGAATGTCTAAAAAATAAATATTTAGAGCTATCGTTTAGTATTTGTCCTCGTGTGGCTACGCCCATAATTAAAAAAATTTAAAAGATCAAAGAGAAGGGCCGAAGCCCAACTCTTATCCCTTAGTTAATATTATCCTTTGATAAGTACGTGTTGGTTAGCAGCACGAGTCAACAAAGCAACTTCTGAACGGTAGTGGAACGTAGCAACGTCCTTGCCTGTATCTCCATTGTTGTTGTGACCTAGAACTCCTCCACCAGTTACCCAGTGCTCCATCTCACGAGAGTATCCGTTAGACGCTTTGTACTTCATCTCTAAAGCAGGAGCTTTGATTCCTGTACGAGCATCAGCAACTTGCGTTAAAGGACACATAACTCCTTGGAACTTAGTAGAAGCACCAACAAGAGTTGGATCGTTTAGAAGCTTCCAGTCATGCTTGTGGAATGTGTACCCACCACGAGTAAATGACTTAAATCCAAGCTTAACAGCCATATCAGCATCGTTGTTAAACGCACCAAACTGTCCAGCTAGACCAGCAGTTACTCCTGTAGAGATACCTGATGCAAGCATGTCGTCGATAGCTAAATCTTGCTTTCGGTTAACATACATAGCGTACTCAGAAGGAGCGCCTTGCTTATCAAGCTCAAGAATGATATCATCAAACTCAGCAAAAGAGTCAAGAGGATTAGCGTTAGCATTGCTTACGTTAATTCCACGAGCCTCTAAAGCTGTAATGTATCCCTCTGAACCTGAGATGTCAGTAACAGAATCTGTTATAGAAACATCAGCTTTTTGAGCTCCATCAACAAGATCTCCAAATAAAAGAGTCATCTCACGCTTATCCATAAAACGCTTACGAGCTTCTGCTTCTCCATACATAAACCAACGGTAATCTCCGTTACCTACGTTTACATAACCTACGTTAGTTGCTTGAGATCCATTTACTTGAAAACGATCTTTTACAATAGCATATGAGTTAATTCTACGAATAACTTCTGGTTGAGTAAAGCTAGAAGGCTGATCCGACCCTTGAGCATACATGTTACCTAAAACGATAAGTGTACCTCCGTTAGTTGCGTCAAAGTCAGCGGATGTTCCTGCCATTACGGCACCGTCAAGGCGGCCAATAACAACGTTACTCCCTTCACCTCCAGAGACCACGATACCGCGAACACCAGAGGTTTTATCCATTACGATGTCGTTGGGCTGTAATCCTGCTATAACTGCGGCGTCATCTAAAGTAATTTTATCGTTACCACTTGTTGTACCAGTGTTTCCAGCAGTTCCGTCTGCATAGTCAAAAGTTTTGTGACGACGACCAGTTTCGTAAAACTCTACTTGGTCAGAAGCACCTGCAGCTGTAATAGCTCCAGTCATTTTTAAAAATCCTGTGATTCCTTGGTCTCCATAAGTTTCAACCAATAATTCACTTACGTCGGGTTTACCTAATTCGTTAACCCCTGCAGCAGCAGCGTTTAAAAGTTCGCTGATTGCTGTATATTTATCTGGTGATGTTCCGAAGCTATTTGCTGCTACGTCAATACCACTAGATGGTTCTGCGGCTGTTGCCATATTTTCTTATTATTTTATATTTTAAAAGTCATCTTAGAGGAGTTTCCCCTAATGAGATCCCCTAATTGTTCAACCAGCGGATTGTTTTCATTTTGTGGTGCTGATTGAGGAGAGGATGTTGATACGTTAGCCGCTTTATCCACAAGACCTTTTTGACCATCGCTCATGCCTTGTCTATAAGCAGACGAGACTATTTTGTCGATGTTATCAACTACAGCCCTGTGAGAGGATAACGTATCATAATCCCAACTTCCGTCTTGACGGACGTAAGGATCGAAATAATTATCGAGTTGAGTGTTCTTCTCAATAAGTTGTGACTTGTAGTTATCATCAAATCCAAAAGAAAAAGTTTTGTCGTTACCTAGATCAAACTCTAGACCCGTCATCGCTTGAACTTCTTTTGTCATATCTGAAATCCACTTATCGTTTATCACGCTTCCTGTCGATGCTTCTTGACGCTCTGGTGCCTTATAGGTACTCCTCAAACCTTCGATACTCTCTTTGGCTTTTTGTGCGTCTATTTTCATCTGTAAGCGGGACAGCTTCACTTCGTCCTCTGAATAGAGGTCTGTGTCAAGCTTATATTTGCTCCCTACTAAAAGATTTAATTCTTCAGAAGAAAGGTTTGGATATTCAGAGGCCATATTTACTCTTATAGCCGTTACGTCATCCATCTCGGATGGGTTTAACTGCTGATAAGCAAACCAGTCTTCTGGGTTCCTGCCTGTCTCTTGTACGAAATTAGCTATTGCTTCAATCCTTTCATCGAGAGCGCTCTGTTGAGGTTCTGACAAAGCATCTAAAGAAGTGATGTCTCTACCAAGCCTCTCGCTTAGGTAACTAAAAACAGCGCCTTCTATTTCGCCATCAGAATACTCAATAGTATCTTGTTGTGGTGTAGCAGTTTCCTGCTGTATATCTTGTTGTGGAGTCTGTTCTACTGGCTCTGAAGTAGTTCTTACTTGAGGTTCAGCTTGAACACTTTCCTGAACGGGTTGAGACTCCTGTTGGGGAGCCTCTTCTGTTGTTGTTTCTGTTTGTTGCGGTTCTGCAGTCATAGACGCAGAAAGAGCTTCTGGAGAATCGAATACTTCGAAACCTCCAATGCTTTCTTTATTTTCTTCCATTATATTAAATTAGTTTATTTTTTATTTTGACGGGCCGTGATAAGCTAAAACTTTTCCTGTTGCTAACGTTATTCCACTATACCTCCCATAAATAGTTACTCCCTTTGGGAACACAGTGCTTGTAGTAACTGTATCTCCAACACCATCTAAATCAGGGTCAGGACTAGCAGTCCCAGTTCCAAAATGCTTAGTTGCGTCTTCAGCGGTAAGGGTAGTAAATGTAGTATCTTCTAAACATGTAACAGCTACGTAAACACTCCCAGAAGGAGGTACGTGAACTCCTGTACCATCAATATGAGTACTACCTAATTGTCCAAATGATGCTTGTGATGCTACTCCTTGATTTGCTAATGTTGCCATGTCTTTATTTTATTATGATCCTGAACCTCCGTATATTACAGAAGAGTTATCGTTTCCAAACACCCCATATTCAATAACAGTATCTACTTTAGTTGCATATACAGCGTAAGTTTTATCTGGAGCTAAAGGTATAAAAGTAAATTCTCCCCCACCTAGTTTAGAGGCAAGAGCAGTATCACTTTCTGTTTCATTACGTAGGTATACGTAGTTCTCTAACTCTGTTTCTAAGTTTTTGATATATAAGTAAGCTCTTTCGCTTTTATCGTTTGCTAAATAAACGATCATATCGTTTGTATCAGCCGCAGTTCCTTTCACTTTAGCTTTAATTAAACTCCCTGAATCTACAGACATAACTTTTTCTGCAGACAAACTCAAAGCGCTACTTAAAACGTCAGTTGAGGCAATATTTAAACTTACTCTTAAGTTAGCCATTATTCGTAAAATAAAGCATACTCTAAAGTAAATGATGTAGAGACACTTGGCTGAATCTTAATGTCATTAGTGTCAGCATTAGCCTCCCAAGGAAAAAACGTCCAATCGCCTGCATAAAGTTTACCCATTTGCTCAGAGTTAATTTCTATGGTTGCATATTCGGTAGCTACTGCACTTGTGTTTTTAATGTACACTTTGTGAGATCCGTTTCCATAAGCATCCCCATCAAACAATACATACTGAGATGAAGAGGATGTAGTTTTTCTAGCTACACCAGTAGTTTGATTTAAGCCAGTTACTGTACCAGCTTTTGTTAGTGTTGTCGTTGTAGACAACGATAGAGCGTCCCCCGTTAAGTCGGCGCTAGAAAGAGTTAGTGTTGCAGTGGTAGTTGCCATTGTCTTTTTTTATTGGGTTGTTATATATTTGCAAATATAGTGATTATTTTTTAGGTATGATTAGCTGTTTTAAACTCAGCCACTTCTACCGCACCCTCATGAGGCTTGTAACCCCCTTTCATTAAAAAATACCTACCCCCCTCAAGCATCCAATGGTATCCTTTCGGAGGATCTACCTTGACTTTTTTACTTGAAACGTTCAGCTTTCCCCCTTTGTTTTTCTTTACCGTATTCATTGTTTATTCTTTAATCTACTGTGTTCATTTTACCTATACTTGCTGTAGCTACTGTGTTTATTTTACCTATGTTAGCGGCTGCTACAGAATTTACATCATGCGTATACCCAGAAAGAGTATAATCTAAAGTTATAGTTACATCAAAATCTATAGTAATATCAGCGGTTGCTGTAGTATCTGAATTAGCAAAATCGTTGTCGTTATCTACTATAGCTAAAGTAAAATGATCATTATTTTTTATGTCAGCTAAAGCTGCTGCCGTTAAAGTGTATTCATTGTTGCCTGTTGACCATGTAGTGAGCTCAGTAGAATAGGCGGTGCTATAATCTAATGAGCTATAATGATCTGAAGTAGCTAAAGCTGTACCACCGTCTCCTCCAAAAGCAGAGCTTTTTATCATTATAGTGTCGTTAGGATCAGCGTCAGATAAACTACCTCCATTGATATCTATGTGTGCTGCACTTAAAGTTCCTGTTATTCCGCTTGTGTCAAAATGTAAAAAAACTCTTTTAAATCTTTTGGTTCTTGCGGTATTATAATATTGAACATCAGCCTCACCTGAAATACCATCAGAAACAGATGATGCGGCATTTGACCTAGCCGTTGCAAAAGATCCACTGTTACTACCAGTACCTAACCCTTGCCTATTTACATTTATCGTAGGCATTATGCTGTCACTTCAACAAACGCTCCGTCTGGATTAAACCAAATCTGTCCATTAGATGCATGCAAACAATAACCTATTACCCTAACTATATCGTTGTTGTCTGAAGGGGCAGTTGCTGTAATGTCTCCCGCCGAGTCAGAAACAAATAACACATCTCCTACAGCCCCAGTATCATGATCTACAGTCACCATACCTCTAAGAAGCATCCCATTTGTATCCGATGCCGCCCCTAAAGCAATAGCTAATAACCCGTCACACGTAGCAACCGCATCTGCACGCGCAAGCTGCCATGTACCATCTGACTTGTAATGATATAAAGCCCCTGTTGTCATAGATGTGGTTCCCCCAAAATATACTACATCCCCCTCGTATGTTCCATCTGTATCGCCTGTAATTGTAAATTTACGATTAAGATTAAAATTACCGTCCGTATCTATTTTTGCAGCTATTGCGGAGTTTTGTCCAAATAGTACGTTGTGGTCTCCAGTTGAGCTAATAACAAAATCACCATCTGCACTTCCAGTTATAATATTATCAGTCGTAGCAGCTATAGCAATATTTATGGTATTTTCATCATTTTGCATACGTATTTGAGGAGTTATTTCATCATCAGCACCTATTTGCAACCTATTAATACCAAATGTAAGGTTAGCTTCTGCTGTTAAGGCACTCGTCCCATTTCCTGTTAATATTGTATTTGCTGCAACAGTTGTTAAACCAGTACCTCCATTACCTACAGGAAGTGTTCCAGACACATTAGACCCTAAAGCACAATATGTTGTAGAGGTACTACCTGTCCCCCCATCTCCTGTAGCTAAAGTTCCTGTAATAGAAGAAGCTGCTAAATCTACAGCAAGTTCTGCAGATTCTATAACCAATCCCCCATTAGATTTTAAATCAGTACTAAACTCAGTACCTGAAAGACCTAATCCATCTCCAGCAGAGTACGTAGTGTTAGTGTCTGATACGGTATTAGTAAAAGTAATTTTATCGGTACTTCTTGCTATACTTAAACCCGTTCCAGCCTCAAGTACGACGTCATCTGTACCTCCAGTGCTTGCTGTTAAGCGAATTTTTTCTTCGTCAGAATTATCTCCATCCACACAAGAAACAGAATATGTTGGGCCATCTGCACCTGTAGCCCCAGTTGCTCCTGTAGCACCCGTAGCACCTGTGACGCCAGTGTCTCCTTTTGGTCCTTTTTCAGAAACAGAAACAGAATTTTCTGCTGGTGAAGTTACAGAAACAGAAGATGAACTGGATGTAACAGTAGCGGAAAGACCTTCAGAAGTCGTTGTTGAAACTATAGTTCCCCCCGTAGTACTAACCTCTACGCTCATAGAGACTTAGATATATCGTCATTAACGATAAAGTTACCCCTTAAAACAGTTGTATGTGTGTCAACACCAGAGCTTGTAGGTAGAACATATTGCAAATCGTATACGTACCTTCCTGCGTTAACTTTTCTCATCGTAGCAGCCGTAGCTGTTATAGTTACATTTCCACTATCATCAATAGTAAACTCCTCAAAAACATTACTTACTTTTACCCCTAAATTGGTACTACCTATAACAGGGATTGTAGACCTCCTTCCTGATGTATGAACTTGCATTAAAAATTTATATTTGCTAGTGCTTAGGGTTAAAGCTGTTCCTGAAGAATTTTTTAATGTAACAGTAAGAGAAAAGGTATCTCCCTTCCTGCAAGTTATATCTAACTTTTCTGATACGTCTAAATTTACTTTGTTTGCCATTATTGCTCTAATATGTTTTCTGTAACCTCTGGTGCTTCAGCTAATAAATCCATTTCTTCTTGAAGTTCACCTCTTTTACCTTGTCTTTGTGAAAGAAGTTTGCTTTGTTGAGATGCTTGCTTTTTTACTCTGCTATCTTTCCTGTCTTCTTTTAAAACTTCTAATTTTTCTTTAAACTCTTGGTCTTCAGTCTTAAATCCTAAAGTTGCGCTAGCTCTTATAGTTTCTATTTCTTTGTCAAACTCATGCTTAGCTCTAGCAACTTCAATTTCTAATTGAGACTTTAGCTGCAATTTTTGAGCTTCGATTTGAGCTTCCATTTGCATTTCTTGTTGACGAGCCTGAGAAGCAGCTTGGGTCGCCTGTTGTGCCTGCTGAGCTTGCATCTGAGAGTTTTGAGCTGCCTGCTCTTGCATCCTTTCTATACGCTTCTTTCTCCTGACAACTAAAAGTCTCTCAGCTTGATTAACATCTTTTAAATTTCTTACAGCAATAGCATCTTCTAAATCTATTTCTTTTTGAGTGATTGCCATTTGAATATTTTGCTCTAAATAAGCCCTCTCGTTATCCTCCATTTCTTTTTGAACGCTTACCCCAAAATTATACATTGGTAGGTCACTAAAAGAGCTTAATACCTCCATATTTTCTTCACCTATAGCGTTTTGATAAACTTTCATAAGGATAGATTCTGCGGGTATTATTTGAAGGCACTTAACAATATCCTCACAGACCTTTTTGAAAAGAATCATGGATGAGTTGGTTATATCATATATAGCGTTGTTTCCAGCAGCAATAGCTTGCTCCCTAACACCAACTAAAGCTTCTCCTTTTGGAGAGCTTGCATCCATTACTTCGTTTACACCAGTGGCATCTCTAATCATTCTGAGATAGTGATTATACAAACCTATTAACTCATTAACGTTTCTAATGCTATTATTTATTTCCCTTACTGGAGGGTTTTGGAAACCTCCTTCTGGATCTTTACTTCTGTAATAAAATACTCCTGTCTGTTCATATATATCATGAAGCTCTAAAGGTTGCAACTCCCCACCCTTACCTAACTGCACATTTTCTAAACCCTCAATATCTATAATTAAACCGTCAGGTTTAGCTTTAGCTATGGCTTGTTGCAGTTTTAGGTGTGTTATCTGAAGCATATCTGCAAACCCAACACAGCTGTCTATCATGGATTTAGGTATCATCCTGCGCATGTTAGTAGCTACAACAGAATAACTCATCCTAGCTTTTGAGATATCATGCTTGTTTCTTGGAATGTTTGTTTTCATTCCATAGTTGAGAATATAGTCTGTCCCCATTATGTATGTTCCACCATAAATGGTAGTTAGTTCCATTCTATGGGGTACTCTTTCAAACACACCTTTGTTTGTTTTTTCTTTATAAGAAAACCCTTCGTAGAAAAAATTTCTATTTCCGTGTCTGTTTTCTTTCTCTTCAAAATGCATGCAGTCAACAGAAATAAATTCAAAATCTAAAATGTCGATCATATAATCGTCATAACCATATCTATTTTTTCCTAAAGTCTGATCATACCTACTGCTAGAAAAATTATGTGTTGACTGAGATTTATTTCTTGCCGCTTTAGTTGCAATTTTTTCAAAATCTTTTTCTTCAAGCGTATCTCCTGCAAGTCTTTTTAACTCTTGTATAGATATGCTTTTTACATGACCTGCATAAACTATATCTTCAAAGTTAGGGTCTTCGGTAAAACTATGTATAAAAGAAGTTGGATCTACGTAGTTGGGTTTTATTCCATAATTTGGATCGTTAGTTCTTTTGACAACGGCCATTCCACAAGACACTAAATCGTTAACACACCTTCTAAAAATATTATCATTAAACCCAGCCCACTGCAAAGTCATATTAGTTCCTATTTGAGCTGCTATTTCTGCGTCTGTTTTTACGTTAGTGTTAAGAAATATTTCAGCCTCCTCTAAGGTGTCTGGGAGTTTATCAGGGTCTTTATCTAATACTAACCCTCCAGTCTCTGCTTTTAAATCAGCTAATTCTTTCTTTACTTGAACTTGAGTTTTTAACCTTACTTTTTCTTTATTCTTTTCAGAAGAAGAAATAGGGTCCACAGCCTCTAGGTTTGGGTATGGTTCTCTGGAAAGTATTTTATTTGAAACAATTCTGGCAAACTTTGGAAGTATAGGAACGGGAGTGTAATCAAGATTAACCAAACTACCATCTACGTTATTAGGGTCTAGAGAAGTTAAAAGTTGTTTGTAAATATTAGTATCTTGAGTTCCGTTAGCATAATCTCTATTACGCTCAAATATATTATTTCTTTTTTTGTATGCAGAGCCAGAATCATTAGTCTTTCCCCACTGACCTTCTATTGCTTTTGCATACTCCAGCCCATACCCTTTGCTTTCTTTTTGTTCTCTTGAGGAAAGTGGATCTGGGAAGCCTCCAGCTTTTTTATTTTCGTTTTTATACATCAGAGGGAGTTCATTTTTGCAAATATACGAAACATGGCGTTTTTAATTAATTGCGGCATATCTTCTAAAAAATTTCTTTTCGTTAAAGTTAGACTTTAATATTTTAGGCTTAACTTTTTGTGCAGCAAGAAGTGCCAACCCAGCACTTATTGTTAAATCAAACCTAGTTCTGTTGTTTATATCAAAGCCAATCCAATCTTCTAAAGTGTTGTTAAAGTACATCTTTCCTACCTCACCCGTTTCCCTGTTTATGCCTACGTGGTTATGTATATAAGCTTCTATAGCATGAGCGTGAGCCTGTATAACATCCTGAGAGTTGGAAGGAATACCCTTCGTTTTAACATTTATTTTAGTGTTAGCAGACTTTAAGTGTTCTGGTCTAGCCATCAAATATCCATCGTAACCTCTTAATTCAAAGTACCTTGCTATACCATATTTGTTGTTTTCTATGAGTATAGGATACCCATAAAATACCGCAGACATAAGAACGTCTTCGTAAAATATCTTAGCCAATGGAGGTCTAGAAGCGTATTCTAACACAAACATATTTGACGGATGCTCCATGTGAAATTTATTATATAAGTGTAAAGCACCTTTAGAGCCTCTACCATCTACCGTCATGTCTAAGTCGTAGGAGTCTACACCTCCGCAACCTAGGTCTGCGTTAGGGGCTATACGCTTGTTTCTTTCTGTTTTCTTTTTATTTCTTAATTCTACTGGTGGCATCCAAGCTACCTTAAATCTTCCTTGTGGATCTGGTTTAAATAACACCTCTGAATCTTGAACGCCATCCTTCCAAACAAAATTTCCAACGACTACAGGGTTTGGAAACAACTCATCATTGTGTTGTATCTGCTCATATATTTGACCTATATTAAACAGACTCCCGTCTATACTATCCCTAAAGGCTTCATCTGTTGTAAACGGAAATTGTCTTACCACCTCGTTAAGTTCAGAGGGATCATCTTTTAAACTTTCCCTTTCGTTTTTAAGATAAGTTTTAGCTCCAAAAATTATATCTGAATCGTCTAAACCTTTTATTACTGAAGAAGGATCGTTTTTAACTGGATTTCCGTATCTATCAAAAAAACCTTCTAAAGATTCATATGCAGGTATAAATAATCTATATAATCCCGTTCTAGTTCTACCATTCGCGTTCCTCTCCGAAGGGTTCGAATCCCTCCATAGGTCTTTGTATTGGCTTCCGCCTTTGTCCATTGGATTTACCGTGCTTCCGACCAGAGCCTTCCCCACGATTTTTCTTCCGACGATCAAACACGTCCTCTGAATCCTCCAAGCGTCTCTTATGTCTGTAGGTCTTTCCCATTTTCCTGCTTCGTCTAAATACAATATGTGTAGCTTCTCACCATCGTATGCATTGTTAGTTGTGTTTTTCCAATTAATAACCGTATTAAGAGCCTCACCTATTTGTGAGGTTTTGTTGTTTTTGGTTATTCGTTTCGACGGCTCCCTAAAAGCTAACTCCATACGAGGATTAGTTGTACCATCTTGTATAGGTTTAAAGAAGAAAGGGTAGTTTCTAAACATGTAAACCACTTTCTTCATAAATATGTTTTCCTGTGCGTCCTTTCCCGTCTTGGATTGTATCCCCATAAGCTTATCTTTAACCTGTGTAGCTTCATCAACAAGTACAGCAGAGCATATATTGGTATAGCCAGAACGACGACACTTAGTATAAAGCTGACCAATACAACGAGGATCAGCCTCGCAAGCAGCCATGTGTAAAAATATCTCACGTTGAAAATTTAAAAAATAAGGGTAACCAATATCCAGCTTCGTCCACTGAAGCATCATGTAATGCCTCCCCGTAATATATATAGGTTCACCGTTGTTATAAAACCAAAAACCCTCACGCCTGCGCCGAAACTCCTCTTCGATATATGGACGAAACTTTTCTCTGAACTCTCTTGGCATCTCCGCCCACTCGTCCATAGAACGAATACGAGACAATTCCTGTGGCATAGGTGTCCTCTCCCACACTTGCACAGACTTTGATTTTTTATGTCCGAAAATTTCTTTCTTAGGCGGCCTTTTCGGAATACAAATGAGTATATCGCCGAGTTCGATAAGTTCACCTTCCGTACCGTTGGGACAAATCTTGATAGCAGGTTCTTCATAGTCCTCTAAATTAAGTAAGACGGACATTAATAACTGCTTCCACTCTTATTCATTCTTCCCAATGAAGGAAACCCTGTTTTAGGTTCAGCTATCTCCATGTACTGCCCGCAAGGGCATTTAACGTCGCTAACAACTTTTCCATCTACTATTTTAGCGGTTACTTTAGTGACGTTTTCTTCGTGCTCTAAGCAATTACATTGATACTTTGCCATTTTATTTTAATTTAATTTATTTACTCCTTCTGACCTTAGGTCTATTGTTAGCTCTGTTTTTAGACTGAGCTTGAAGTCTCGTTTTGCCTCCTTTACCATAATGAGCTTCATCCATTCCATCCCCGTTACCATAGTTGCCTTTACTTCTATTTATCTTATTTAAGTTAGCACGGTATTTTTTAGCTTTACCACCCTTGCCATACTTAGCGTACTCTAGTTTATAGTTTCTTTTTTTCTTTACCCTCATAAAGCAAAGATAAACATTTTGTTATTTAGAAAACCTTTCAGCAAAACCACCAGAATAATCCTTAGACTCCCCTATTTCTCCGTTAGACTTAAGATCTTTAATCATCTGTTCCAAACGCTGCCTTTCTATAAGTAATTCTTTGCAATCTGTCGCTGTTTGCTTTATGGATTGTAGCTCTGCTTTTCTAGCGCTTCCGTTTATCTCTGGGTCAACGGGTTTTTTGATTTCGTCAATCATGTTATCTATAGCTATCTCCATGCTTTTCATAAGTCTTGTAGCTGCGCTTATTGTGGTAAATTTAGCCTTCGACATACATCAAATCTTCTGCGCGAGTGCGGTAATACTCCTTTCCATCTATCTTTAAACGATAATCTCTGTTTTGTTTAAACCCAACAACGTCTCCTTTCTTAACGCCTAGTTCTTTTAACCAGTCGCAGTCAAAAGAAACAATACCTTTAGTAGGTAGTTTTTCTTTATTATCTATTACATGTATTAAATCAGATTTTGTTTCTAACTCTTCTTGCTCTATAAACTCTAACAAAGCCCATCCAGCAAGAGGTTTTATTTTTCCTGTTCTTTTACTTTTATAAGCTATAGCTTGATTGTTTATTGTGTGGTTAGGGTCATATCTAACTAAATAGTGGTTGTCATCACCTGTTAGAATTTGACCTTCGTTAATGACCACTAAGTGATGAAAATACAGTGTGTCTCCTTTTTTAACACCTGTTTTATGTTTAACAGGAGAACAGACTACAGGTCCTTCCGTAACCCTGTGTTCAAATTCATTAAATCTGTTGTCTACGTACAGCTCTAAACCAGAGTCCGTCGTTATTGTATCGTTGATCTTTTTTTCAAGCTCAACGACAAAAATGTCTAAAGTTTTCATTTAATTTTAATTTAGTATTCTCCACCAGACCCTCCACTAGATCCTGAACTGCCATTTTAAAAGTTGCAGTCGTATTCTATTATACAGGGCATGTCATCTACTGACTTCCACAACACTTGAGATGTGTCTTCATCCTCCATATATACTAGGTATCTCTTCTTATTGTATTTATGTAAATGCTCCCCATCTAAAACTATTGTGCTTACTTTTCCTCCTCCAGCTCTCATGCCTATATAATAGGCCATTGCATCTTTAGGGTCTTTCCCTATGATAATTTTTCTAATAAGTCCTTCCATTTTATTCTAAATCTACACCCGTTCCGTCCAACAAGTCATCTATATCGTCATAACCTTTATTGTTTTTGTTGGTACTGTCCCAAGTGGTGTTAATAAATTCCAATATACTTTCTAATTCTTCTCTTGAGTCTAAACTGTAGCTATACATAGCTTGGAGTCTAGAGTTTCCAAATATGTCAGAGTCTATCAATCCTGTAACCATTATTGACATAACTCTATCCTCCATCCCGTGTTTTTTTATAACACCCTCCATTTCGTCAGATAAACGCTGGATTTCTAAGAAAAAAGCCTGTTCTTCCATATCTTTACGTAATAAATTCATTTCAATGCCTAAAAGTCACGTTTCAAAGAAAAAGCTATTTCGAGATTTTTCCTATCTAAATCAAAGATACGTAAAAAAGAACTATCTTAAAAGATATAAGACAGTAAGTAATTCTTTTTGTAAAAAAAATGACATCTTTGAAAAAGAGTTAAGGTTTTTATTATGGGGTTATGACCTTGAGTTTTGGACTTTAGATTTTGCTTCAAAGGATTTTGACTATTCTAAAAAGAAGTTGTCAGAAAGAATAGTATTTCCTTTAGTTAAGGAGGAATACATATACAAACACTTTGATAGACTTACACCTTCTCAAAGTCGTGAAGACCACATTTTCAGAGATGAGCTAAAGATTAATTACAGAATAAGATATGCTCTTACTCAAAAAGCTAGGCTTCTTGTTCAAAGGTTCTACAAAAATCTAGACGGTTAATCAGGTTCAGTGTGCCAATCCCCGTCAGTATCTCTTAACACAACCATTAT